TGATCCATCATGTCGTCTTGAATGTCAAACCACTTCCCTCTTCCGAAAGTAGCTTCTTCGACCTCTGCTACGGCAGACTCAACAGCTTGCTGAAGGGCAGGGGAGATAATACGAGAGCGTTCTGAAGATCGCATGGTGTCTTCAGCGGCCCATTGGCCTCTCCAAAGACGATAGTATTCATCAAACTTTTCTTTGTAGTTTCCTTCGTAGTGGTCACGCCACTGATCGCATTTGTTAATTACCCAAGACTCAAGGGAGGTTGGGTCAATAGTTTGATTTTCATATTCCATGTTAATATCCTTGCGTCACTTAATTAGTAACCTGCCACAGGGTCTAAGATTTCAAAATCGTCTTCTTCATAGTCGTAGTAGTACGATACTTTAGCTAATTGGTCAATGTATGCTAAAGCATCAACCAAGTCATCATGCACAAGTGCATTAGGAAACTGAAAGAGTTCATCAAGAAACTGTGGGTTCCAATCGCCCTCATTCAGTGTAATCTGTCCGTGCTCAAAGCGTCCTTGTAAAGCCCAGACAACACGATCAGTTTTCTTTTTGTTACCGTGAGTGAGTTCTTCTACTCTGAAGAATCTCTGTTTGGACTTCATTAAGTCTGTCAGGTAAGGCAGTACCGCATTCTTTAAGGCTCCTTTTTCTATACCAACCGCTACAGGTTGATAGCGATCTACAGCCTCGAATATTTTCCTTGCGGTCTTTTTGATATCCCATCGTCCATGTACAATATTCGCTACCCACCATCCGTTTTCATTGGCCTTAACGATCGCTATCGCCGTCTGGTCAAGTTTCTTGTTCTTAGACTTCGTTGCGCTTTCAACATCAGCAAAACCCGCAAGGTCAACTGCAATGTAATAATCCCCAAACTCAGGCTCATCAGAAGAAAACTGTACCCAATCCTCTTTAAATATTTCGGAGCCCAATGCTTCAAAAGAAGCCATAAATTCCTGTCGGAAGGCATACGACGACATTGACTTTTTAGCAACATCAATCTCGTCTGGGTCGAGTAGTGGGTTGTCATAAGACGTAAAATGCCACGCCTTATAAGTCTCATCGCCTGACATTTCCGCATATTGAAACAACTCATAGAAGTGGTTACGGCCCATAGGTGTCCCTATGAACATTGCTTGGCCCTTCTGGTCGGCCAAGGCAGGACGTAGGATAGTTTCCCATACCGACGGTTTCATGTCAGCGTATTCGTCCATGACAAGGAACTTAAGGGATACACCACGCATTGTCTCTGGACGGTCAGCACCTTTGAGACTAATGGTTGCACCGTTGACCAGTTTGATCGTCAGGTTGTTAATGTGGCTACCTGTGATGACGGGGTTACCCAACTCCATCAAGGTGTTCCACATGATGTCTCTAGCCTGTCCTTGGGTAGGGGCTACGTAGAAGACATGACCACGTTCAGTTTGTAAAGCGTTGATAATGAGAAGCCAAGCCGCTAGTCGAGACTTACCAGTACGACGACCTGCGGCAACAACTTTGAATCGTGCAGGGTCACTAAAGACCTCTTGTTGCCACGGGAGGAGTTCTACGTTTAACTCAGTTGACATTAAGCCTTAGCGTCCTTCATGATGTCAACAAGTTCTTTACTACGACGACCTACCTGAGAGTACCACTTGCTATTAACCATCTCATTGGCGGCCATAACGTAGTTGCCTTCATTGACATAACGTAGCATATTTTTAAACTTGCTCAGACGATTACGACCAAGGTTAAACGCCATATTCACAAGCACCCTTTGGGCATCTGGAGCTTGCCCTGCAAAGTTCAAGACAAGCGCACAGGCATCTTTGTATGCGACATCACAATCTTTATGGAAGACATCTAGGATTCTTTCGTCAGTCACAGGTGTTCCTACGGGCCATGAGTGCTCCATATCGTCCTCTGTGACCATATGACCAATACCAAAGGTAGGGTATCCTTCAGAACACAAGTAGATCTCAGTGACGTAACCTTCGTGACGAACTAAGTCTTCTTTGACAATCTCTATTAGTTCATCCTTCGTCATCTATAATCTCCGCATCAATGATATCTTCTTCGGTAATCTTAGCCTCACCAATACCACTAATTGTAATACTGACTGAAGGACGACCACCACCTTCTTTGTCTTTTTCAAAGTAGCTAATGGGTAGCATACGATCCATTAGGAGTTTCCAAGCCGCCGCTTGGTTCTTATGGTCATCATTTAATGCCGCATCAAGTATACTGTCGAGTACCTTACGTGACTTAGGTGATGCCAACATACGAGCTTTATATTCATTGATGATAGCGGCGTCGCCCGGAGGTCGACCAATCTTACCCCTTTTGGTTGGTTTACGTGAATCGACCTCATTTTTTCTAGGACGACCAATCTTTTTCCCATTAGGGCCTAAGGTCTCTTTATATTCTGTCATAAGTATTTTCCTTCTTAAGGGTACTTAAGTATCTTTAGTTAGTAATTAATGATTAATTCATAACGAACTATCTTAATATCTCTTAATATATCTATATTATACCATAAAAATAACCAAATGTCAATAGGTATACTTAAGATATCCTTAGGATGCCCCAAGTTTACCCTTTTGTCAACCCCTTGGAGTTACTTTTTATCATTAATTTTATTAATGGATACATAAGTTTACATAAGAATGACTAATGTAGTACTTTTAGTCACTTTTTAGAGGTTTCTTAGGGGTTTCCTGAGGGTTTCCTTAGCAAACCTGAGCAGGTACACTAAAATAAATAAAATACCTAGGGCCTCCCCGGGGGTTATCCACAGGTTACCCACAAGAAATTCACAAGTTATCCACAGCAGTGCATAAGCTGTTCATAAGTTACCCACAGGATACCCACAAGTTATCCACAGGTTACTTGTGTGCACCAAAGTAGTGCATAAGCGTGCACCAAAGTGGTGCAAGGGGTTCTTGTGTGCACCAAAGTAGTGCATGTGAATGCCTATGTAGTACCCTCAAGACACCCTCAAGCACTACCAAAGTCTTACTCAATTTGTTACCATGTGTAACCATAAGTGTTACCAAAGCACACAAATGTTACCATTAGTAACTACGACTTAGGTAGTACCTGAGATTGTAAGTCACTGAATACAGAGGAGTTTTCTAAAGTTGGCATAGTGTCTGCATATACTATGGAAACACACAAACAAAAGAGGAATACAAAATGACTACATGGACTACATTCGAGACTATCGACGAGACAGGACGCTTCACAGAGTTCTTCATTGATCGCTTAGGCATGCACTCATATGTGCAGGACGAGCGTACACGCTTCAAACTTGAGCGTCGTGGCGACGAGTGGAGAGTCGAGGATCTAGAAGCTGAGGGCGACCAGTTCTACAAGTACGAAAGCAACATGCGTGACGTGATCCACTGGGTTGCCGGTCGGATACTCTACGGAGCTTGACAATATCAACGGGGCGATGTAGTGTCGCCCTTGTTCCAACACAGAGGAGATAACACATGAAAACACTCGAGCCGAACTACCTAGAGACTGAAGCCAAGCGCATCAGCAAGCGTTTACTGTCCCTAGCAATGCAGGGTAAGTGTATTGGTAATGACACAGAATACGCTAACCTAAGCACTGAGTACCGTGACTTAGATAAAATTTACAAGTCGATCACTGGTCGTCATTTGTCTAAATATCACAAGCCTTTCAGGTTATAGCCCACTGATGAGCCTAGGTTGCGCTAGGCGAAACGATCGGTCTATACTGGTCGTCTGGGTAGCACCTTACCGACAGGTGAGGTTTCACACAACGAGGAGAAAGCACCATGAGACAGATTGAAAAAGAAATGAACTACGCTATCGCTCAAGGCCGCAACTGGTCATCAGCGAATACGATGGTCAGGATTGAGCCAGAGACACGACTGCGTAAGGTATACCTACACGGAAACCATATTGCTGATGTCGACGTACACACGAGCGGGTGGGGTTGGTCTGGCGATGTCAAGGTGAACATCTACACACTGAGCAACTGGCCGACGAATACCACTAAGTCACGCCTGAGGGCTCTTGGTGTCGACGTACAGACACGCAAAGGGGTTACCTATGTTGACGGGGAGGCGATCTAATGGAAGCACGTTATACTGTCTGGGTCGGTGGTACTGAGTTGACCGACTATGCAATCCCCTATGCTGAAGCAAAGGATTTACAGGAGCGGTGCTATGCTCTAGGATATGACGATGTACAAATAGAACGGGTACAATAATGGAACTTCTAGGCGTTTTGCTTGGGTGGCTTCTGTCACCCTTCAGGGACCCAATGGACGAATCAGGTATCAACCGATACTGGGAAGATCCGGACTTTGAGGTCGAGGACAACACAACAAAGGAGACAGACGATGACTGACCACGACGAACACGACATCAACGATGTTGACGACTACGACCCACAGCTTCAGTGGGTCATTGAGGAAGTGATTTTTGCGATCACTCAACAGAAGCAGACCGATGCGACTTGGTTTGATGTCTACGAGACGATCACAGGCTCGACGGCTGACGAGGCTTGGGACGAATATCAAGCGCAACAGAGAGCCGATGCAGAGGGCGAGGCTCGTTATGAACAGGAGCAGTACGATGCAGAACGACTTTATGACTGATCTTGAGGTCGATATTTACCTTGGCTGTGTCAATCTGGCACGGGACATTAACGAGGAGCTTGAAAGCATCGACGAGATGCTTGACATCGCTCTGTTTGATATCTTTTTGGAGTTTGTCCATGATTAAGCGAATCCATGTGAATCAGCACAACATACGTGCTAACAGCAAAGGCGAGGATTTACCGGTTTTCACGGTAAAGACTTACAAAGAGAACCTCAAGGGCGAGCGTGTCGTCATCAAGGGCGACAGTGAGCTTGTGTATAGTCCAGACAAACCCCTTGATTGTGGTGCGAAGGTCTGGATTGAGACGACAGCCGATGTTGACGTCTTTTTCGGCAACTGGAAGGTCACACGATGAACAAAATACCTCACGTTGAGCGTGATATCCTCACAGGTGGTCTAACGACTGCCTGTGCAGGGCTCTGGTGTCAATTCCTCTCTGAGGAGCACAATTGGGAAGGTAGTACCTCCCTATCAGAATATTACGAACGTCGCTCACAGGAGCTTCTGAGAGGCCCTAGAGGGTCTTTACACGACCGTCGGCTAGAGGAGGCCATTAAGAAATGGAAACGATAACATTTGACGACATTGCGTTGCTCTTTGTGGCAACAATCAATCTCTCTATGATTTTAGGGGGATTGTCTTTCTGGGTTATAATGGCAATTAAAGACGGCAAAGGGGACGATTAATGGTTGCGACACTCATCACTTTGGTTTTATTATTTGCAATGGCTATTCTTTTAGAGGACTAAACAATGCGTTGTAGAGCTTGTAACGACGAACTGACTGACTACGAATCGACGCTCAAGGACAGTCAAGCGAATGACTATTTTGATCTTTGCGTCCAATGTTTGACATCATCACGTCAAGCAGTGTTTGACTCAGAACTGGAAGGAGTGTATAATGTACTTAAGGAGTACAAAAGTTCTCAGGAAGAATCTGAGGACTAATATAAAAAAGATTAACGTAAAGAAGAAACTAAGGTATACTATAGAGTATAGAGAGTTTCTGAACGAGGTCGATAAATTATGTTGAACCATATCTCAACAGCGGTTATAATATTAGAATTGAGGCAAAGGATTAACGATCAACTCAAAGATCCTGAGCCGCAATACGATGGGGTATTGTCTGAACTCAAGCACAACGATTTGTTGATACTTGATATGGCTCTCCCTGTTTTCACAACACTGACGTCAATTGATGTCGACGCAGAACCTGAGGAGGTCTGATAATGTCTGTAATTAATGGTACTGTCGCTTTTGCTAACCTAGCAGAGCATGAGGTCTACAATGGCCAATCTACTGGCAAGTATTCTCTTGTCCTGTCTCTTGACGACGCTGAAGCTGAAAAGCTAGAGGCTGAAGGTGTCAAGATTAAAATGTACAAGAACCAAGCGCAACGCAAGTTCGCTACTAAGTTCGACGAGTTCCCTGTCATTGATAATGATGGCGAGCCAGTCAGCAAGTCGTCTGTTCGCTACGGTGACAAGGTGCGTATCAAGTACAACCTTGGCAACCCTCACCCTGTCCACGGTACATCTGTGTACCTTCAGGCTGTTCGTGTCGTAGAGAAGGGCGAGGTCGAACTCGATGATGATGGAGAGTTCTAATGACTCGTTTGTTCGACACGAGTCCTGTGAGAAGTGCGGGAGCAGTGATGCTCTCGCAGTCTACACGGACGGACATGGATACTGTTTTAAGTGTCAGACCTATTTTAAGGAGGCTACATCTGTGGAGACCGCTAGTAATGTTGTGTCGTACACTAAGCCAGTGGAAATGTATGGAACCACTCAAGCGATTCCAGATCGCAAGATATCGGAAGCAACTGCGAGAAAGTTCAACGTACATTCTGACCAACACTCGCAATACTACCCGTACTATAACGGACAAGGTCAATTAGTCGGCTGTAAGATCCGTGAGGTTGCGACTAAGTCCTTTAGATCTCAAGGGGATCTCAGGACGAATGTCATGTTCGGTCAGCAATTGTTCAACACAGGCGGTCGTTATGTGACCGTCGTGGAGGGCGAGCTAGACGCACTGGCGGCCTATGAGATGCTTGGTCGATACCCTGTTGTCTCTGTGTCCAAGGGTGCGGCAGGGGCGGTCAAGGACTTCAAGCAGAACCTAGAGTGGCTTGAGGGCTTTGAGAATGTCGTCATCTGCTTTGACAATGATCCTGCGGGCCGTGAGGCGGCAGAGAAGTGTGCTCAGGTACTCAGCCCTAACAAAGCCAAGATCGTCAACCTGTCGGACTTTAAGGACGCTTCTGATTACCTGATGAACAACAAGGTCAGAGCGTTCACGGCTCAGTGGTGGGAGGCTAAGACCTACCGCATGACCGGAGTGATAACCTTAGAGGACGCTTGGGGTGACTTCATCAAGCGTGGCACTGAGGAGATCATTCCGTTCCCTGAGAGCTTTGGTATGCTGAACTCAATGTTGAACGGAGGTATTGCCGCAGGAGAAATCACCGTGATAGGTGCACTGACTTCTGTTGGTAAGACCACTATGGTCAACGAGATTGCATATCACTTCTGGAAGAACACAACCAAGACGATTGGCTGTGCGTTTCTTGAGGCGTCCAATGGTGAAGCTGTTGAGAACCTGTTGACGATTCATACAGGGCACAATCTGTCGCTTGAGGATCGTAAGAACATCGACTTTGACAAGTTACGTTCTGAGATCATCACTGACGGTCGGATACTATTGTTAGATCACAATGGTGCTGTGGACACTGATGAGTTGTTCCTAAAGCTCCGTGCGATGGTCAAAGGAAGCGGTTGTGATGTGTTGATTATCGACCCACTGCAAGCCGCTGTGACGAGCAATGAGAACAAGACCATTGATGACTTCATGGATCGACTTCTCAAGCTCGTTAAGGAAACCGATGTATCCGTGATTGTCGTCAGTCATATGCGTAAGCCAAGCCTGACGAACCCTCACAACGTCAACGAATACGATCTAAAGGGCTCTGGATCAATCAATCAGATTGCATTCAATACGATCCTTCTTAGTCGTGACAAGATGGCAGAGGACGAGTACGCACGGAACAGCACACAAGTACAAGTGGTCAAGTGCAGACGCACAGGGATCACAGGAAGTGCCGGGTGGCTCTACTACAACGCCTTGACTGGTCGTGTAGAGCGTGGGCAGAAACCTGAGATTCATGAAGCAAACACAATAGAGGAGTTTTAGTATGTCATCACGTCGAGGACGTATGTAATGCGTTGTATCTGGGATATTGAAACAGACGGTCTCAAGCCGACTACCATCTGGTGTCTTTGTGCTATTAAAGATGACAAGATGTACACACTTGAGATGCCGACTAAAGAGATGGTTGAGGAGTTGTTTGCTGATGTGACTGAACACGTTGGGCACAATCTCATTAACTACGATATCCCTGCTGTTGAGAGAATCCTAGGTGTTACGGTGGCC